ATAATCCTTAAGCAATCAGTCCAATAAAGCGGTTCAATACCACTCGGTTGGCTTTACGGTTGTTATTGTATTTGGAGAAAGCAGATACAAAACCACGGGTTGTTGCATTTTCTTTCACTTCAAATTCTGCATCATCATCTGTTTCCAGACCTTCTGCATATAGTAGGTAGTATTCATCATAACCTTCAGAAGTTACGACTTGATACTTATTACTGCGGAATTTCTTCTTGAATTCATCCTGTTCAGCAGTGGTTTCAGCATCAGAAAAGTGTTGCATTTGATAACCAAAATCACGACCAGAAAGAACATAGAAACCAACCACATGTGCATTGGTACGTGCCTTCAACAGTTTGATGTAAGCGGCAGTCAATTCACGACTGTAACCATCTTCAACATATTCTTCATGTTTGGTTACGGGGTCACGGATAACAAAAGTTGTATTACTTTGTCGGCTCGTATAACGACCAGTGGAATCATATGCATACAATGATTTTTGACCATCACCATCAGTCAAGAATACAGTATTCACAATTTGTAAGCGGTTGTCTTTACGGAACTTAGGAACAATTTCCATAGCGGCAACAACAGCTTCATTCAATGGAGTACCAGAAAGACCGAACCAATCAGGTTTGACGCAGTAACGATTATGAAAAGCCAACAAAGCGGAAGCGGCATATGAATATTCGCTTGCTGACATACGACTAGACAACAGATTCATCAAAGAGAATTCACCCAATACCATGTCATCTTTCTTAGGATGAACACGGGCATTCTTGTCGTATGCTTGCGTGAAAGCATAAACATCATAAGGAATGTTAACTTTCTTACAGAACATAACTAGATTCAACAATTGACGGATAGTGTTATCAATGTGATTGTGCATTGAACCAGACCAGTCAATAAACATAACCAAACCGTGAGACTTACCATTAGGCACAACTGAAATCTTTTTGAAGATATCTTCACTAAAACCATAAGAATAGATTTTAGACATATTCAATTCACCAGTTTTGGCAACGGATGCACGTTTCATTTGATCCGCATTTTTACGCAGTTCAAATTCTTTTACCAAGTAACCAACAACTTTCTTGGATTCTTCACGCAATTTTTGATAGGCATTTTTATCGGCACCATTACGACCATCAGGCAATTCATAACCCCCGTTTACATGTTTGGCGTAGTCAACTTTGGTTTTCACATCCAAACGATAACGATTCCACAGCAGTTTGTGGTCAACAATAATTTCGTCAATATTCAACTTGGGAACATTGCCGTATGCATATTTACGACCATCATTCGAGAACAATTTGTGTTCATTCCTGCGGAATGCTTCATCGGTGTGTGAAATTGGAGTCTTGGTGTTGGAACCGGATTGACCGGCCGCACTTTTAGTCTCACTTTTCACCTGTCCATCATCATTAGAATCTTGTTTTTCATGTTCCGAATTGCCATTAGACTGTTCCGATTGTCCTTCTGACTTTTCAGTCTCAGTTTTTTTGCCGGAACCAGTATTTTCAGTAGAATCACCAGTTGAATCACCGGGTTCCACTTCATTTCCGTCTTGGTCATACTCATAATCGTTAGGATTTGAGGATTTAGTACGTTCCTTTTCTTCTTCCGTCATGTTGTCACAGATTTTTTTAGCGACACGGATGACATCATCATAGGTTACAGTGTTTTCCACTTCATTCAAGATGAGTTTTTCTTCATCGGTGAACAAAATACCAAGGTCAACACCGCCTTTGCAATACAAATTGATGCGGTCAATGAAATTAAGCTTGTTCAGGTCTTCATCTTTAGTACCAAAGAAGTCTTTTTCAAGCAAATCCTTGTATGCACGAATGAAGGACTGACGCAAACCAGGATATTTTGACTTGATTTTGCGTTCGATGCGAGAATCTTCAACAACATTCAGCACAGACATAGACATTTTTTCATCAAATGCCTTTTTGAGACCGTCCAGAGGAGTAAAAAGTGCATGGCCAACTTCATGACCAATGAAAAGGTCGTATTGGTCGTTGGTAATGTCTTTGTTTAGAACAGGAATAGTCAAAACACGATTCTGTACATCAAAGGATGCAGTAGAAACGTTGCGTTGTTCAATGTGTAGATTTTCTGTGGCCATGAGTTTGGCCAAAAGTGACTTGGATTGAGTAAGTAACATAATAAGTCCTAATGAATATGTATGTATTATACAATAATTCTAGGTTTTGTCAAGTGGTGTTGTATTTTTACAACTAAATTTCAGTAATGTAGAGGCAACCGTCTTTTACTTCAAGGTTTAATTTAGTTCCTTCTACCCATCCAGTAATTTCAATCAGTTCCGGAGGAAAAGTCAGAATTCCGTCTCCGGATCCGTCTTCGGCTTCTTCAATAATTGCTGGCCAAGAACGGTTATTCATATTGATGTTTAAGTTTTGCATAATTTTCTTGGTCCTGCTCAAATTGAGTGAGATTGGCCCACATTTTAGTGACTTCTATAAGACTTTTTACTGCATCTTGGTCAATCTTCAGTGTTTCCGGCTTTCGGTCATCATTTTGTGTTTGCATATAATCAATTCTCCAGACTTTTTGTTGGATGTTTCAGTTTACGTGAATATTTTGCAGCATTTTTGTGTGCTTGCACTGGTTTAATTGGTGTTCGACACACCGGACGTTGCAATTTTACAACAAATTTAGTATTTTTCATTACCGCCTCATGCTTGAAATGTCTTTTGCTTCTTCATCAGTAAAAACCGGCACCGCATTGCTTTTGTGCATAGTCGCAATGCCTTTTACCTTTGTTCCTGTATAAATTTTTGGTGGTGCTTTAGTTGCAACACCAAGGCCAGTATCTAAAGATTCGATTTTACGAGTTTCCCGAACAAAAACGCCTGTAACAACAGGACTTTTGATTTCGGTACGCTGAGTAAATTTACTCAATGACTTAGGTTTCATATCCTCAATGGATTTTAACCATGCGTCATACTGAGCCTGTTGGGCTTTAGGTACTTTGCGTTTTTTAGACTTGGGAACGTTACAGTGAATAAACATAAAATCTCCATACAAGATTAGTATTATACGGAAATTTAAAAGTTTGTCAAGTCATGTGTTGTATTTTTACAACATCATTTTCTATGTTTACGACTTTCTTGATACCAGTCATATTCATATGAATCAAAGTGTTTTGCCTGTTTTTTTGATTCTCTTTGTTTGTCTCGCTGTTTACGGTCATATGTATTTGCTTTAAATGCATAATCTTCGTTGTAGTCTTTTTCCTTGCGAAACTTTTCTACATATTTTGGCACTTACTAACTCCTTATTATGGTAACATTCCTGGAAAGGCTTCTTTAACAAATTTATAATCCAAACCCCTAACACCCAAGTCTTTATTGAAAATACCAATAACAACTTCAGCTTCTCTAGGTTCAAGGTTCTGGAGATACTCAACCAATAACTGATTACGTTTTTGTGGTGTAAGTTTTTCTGCGGTTGCATCACCTTTACGAAACATATAAAGTTTCCGTATTTCGGTGGTCAACTGTGCATAACCCATTCCGGCCGGAACATCTTTAATTTGATATCCTGCGGGAACTTCAGTGTGCAACCATTGATACTGAGGATGAAATGCTAATTCCAACACTTGTGTCAATAATTTAGAAATATTCCGTTGCAACACTTCTAATCGTTCTTTTTTATTCTTGGCTAGTTCAAACTCGTCAAAAACTTCATACATATTCTTCATTAGAAATCCTCAATCACATCCATTAGATTGGTTAGTTTATATTGAATAAAATAATTCAACATCTTCTGCTTATTTGCAGGTTTAGCTTCTTCGTAAGTATTTATAATTTGTTCTTTAATTTCAGTAGGTATGCAAGTTAGGTCAATTAGTGTTTTATTACGAGAATAACCAATTTTTGCATTTTCATCCGACCAATCTTCGGCATTTTCTTTTAGCAATTTGTCTAGTACACCTTTGGTGATAGGTTTCTGTCGCAAATCACGAACGAAACAATCACTTGGTGAAAAGATGTTAGGAATACCGTCACCCTTATCACCTCGAATGATTTTTTCTTGAAGTTCCATCATTGGGTTTTCAGACTTGAGGTATTTCTTCAATGCAGGATTGTATTGTTTTACATTATCGCCCCAACGTTGCAATTGTAAGAAATCTCCATCACTGGAAAGGATAAGAATCTTTTCATGTGCCGCATGACGAGGAACCAAAGTACCAATGATATCATCAGCTTCGGCTAATTCAACATCAATCACTTTGTAAGGAAAATTCTCTTTCAATTCTTGTTTGAATTTGGCCAACATGTCAAAGATGGCATGCCAATCCAATGGAGACTTTTCACGGGTCTTTTTACGACCGGCCTTATAGAATGGAAAGAACTCCTTGCGCCAATACTTGCGGTTATCACAGCAAAGTACAACTTCACCATATTCCTTGCGGAACGTCTTTAGGTGCATCCGGAGGATGTTAAGAACCATATGTCGGATTAAACCTTCTTCCAACTTCACGTTCTTTTGGTTTGAAATTTGAGCCATAAGTCCTGCAAGAAGGACTTGGTTCAGGTCAACGAGAATCATTATGAATCCAATAAATTAAAACTTTAGTGTATCACACTTCTTGCAGTTTGGCAAATGTGCGTTCAACAAACTCGGTCGATGTTGTTGTTTTTCTGCAAATAATACCATACCAATCTTCTTTAATCATTCTCATCATATATTCTACTGGTGCAGTTAGAATGGCCTCAAATTTATCAAGGTGTTCGGTACCTTCTTCACCTTCTTTAAAAATAATAATGTGATAGCAGTCACCCATTGCGGAACCGTCTAACTTAGTGCCAGGATTTTTGTATTCACTAGATTGAATATGAATATTATCTTCTTCCTCTCCTGGCAAAAAGGTATATGTGTCGGCATCACCCAAGAGTTGCTTGATTTCGTTCATTGTAGTCCTTAATATGAGATTTTCTCACTCTGACCATAATCCAGTCATTGTAATACTCATCACTTTCCATCACGTTGTTTGCGAATTGTTCTTTCGCCTCAAGGTAACTACATTCACCTTTTGACTTGCAAAGATGTAGTATCTCTCGGCGGAATTTATCCTGTCCGTATAGTATAACATCTTTTTGCAGTTTGTCACTACTTCCGTAATAAGTTTGCCAGTCCGATGGAACTTTCACTCTTTTACGTTTGCCTTTTACCATCTTTGTCTTAGAGAACCAGAAAAGTTTCTTGCCGATGTATTTCCGGTTATTCTCTAAGTTGGTTATTTGGTAAACAAAGCCGTAGCTGTCTCCAATTTGTTCTTCTGTGAATTCAGTATCATTATATTGCCAGGTTATTCCCATTTGAGGTCATCTTCATCTAAGTCATCATCCTCTATATATTCTTCGGATAATTCTTCGATTGGATCACCACAGAAGGGGCAATATTCTGGCAAAGGTTGTGATACTAATTGTTCAACGTACTCAACAGAATAAGTTGATTCACATTCTAAACATTCTCCTGAAATTACTTTGTTTGTCATTTTTATTCTTCTTATTATAGTTTAACAAATCATTTGGCCCAAACATCGGACCAATCTCCACTCAAGGCACCTTTTGCGTAATCAGTTGCACGATTCTCAAAGAAGTTTGTGTGCGTAGGTGCATTAATCATTTCTTCAACCCATGGTAGTGGGTTCTTCTTGACTTTAAAGATGCCTTTTAGTGATAATGAAATCAATCTACGGTCAGCAATGTAACGAATATATTTCTTAACATCTTCTGCCTTGAGTCCTTCCATTTCACCCATTGCAAATGCTAGGTCAATGAACTTATCTTCCAATTCAACCATCTTTTCAGCAATAGTGTAAATGCGTGACTTCAATTCGTCATTCCAGATTTCTGGATTTTCTTGAATGTAAGTACGGAACAATTTAATCATGTTCTCTGCGTGTTGTGTTTCATCAACAATAGACCATGTAACGATTTGTCCCATACCCTTCATCTTACCATGACGGGGGAAGTTCAACAACATGATGAAAGAGGAGAATAACTGCATCCCTTCAGTAAATGCACTGAACACGGCGATATGGGTTGCAGTATTCTCTTTAGTTGTATTCTGCTTTGAGATATCCATAACATAATCATGTTTCTCTCTCATCTCAGCATACTCTAAGAATTCATTGTATGTTGTTTCTGGTAGTCCCAAAGTTTCAATCAAGTGTGAATAGGCAGCAACGTGTAATGCTTCACGGGCCGCAAAACCTAATAGCATCATACGCATTTCAGGTTGTGGAAAGTATGGTAGATAATTCTTGACATAACCACCAGCAACGTCAATGTCACCTTGAGTAAAGAAACGGAAAATATGTGTTAAGAAATTCTTTTCACTATCAGTTAGTTTCTTTTTCCAATCTTTCACATCTTCCATCATTGGCACTTCTGTATGTAACCAATGTGATTGTTCATGTTTCAACCAAGCATCATATGCCCAAGCATAGTTAAAAGGTTTGAAGTAACTACGGTCCGATGTTACATCATTCTGTGCTTTTTTAATCATACTTCCGCCCATTCTTTTAGTAGTTTTGGTGTTTTGACTCCGACATTTCGTTTCACTTCAATGTTTTCATCTAACATTACTAAAGTGGGAACAGAACGAATACCATATTGATTTGCAATGTCTTCATTAACATCAATATCGATAACTTCAATAGGAAGATTCAGTTCTGCTCTTTCCAGATTTGCGGCCAATGTTTTGCATGGTTGGCACCATGATGCAGTAAATCTCAAAATTCTTTTCATATTATCCCTCACATGCGATACAGTCATTACCTTGTGCAATTTGTGTCATGTCAATTTCTTTGATGACTTGACGTTCAATTTTCTTAGAAACCTTGTCAGCCTTACCAATCTTCTCAGAACGGCAGTAGTACAATGTTTTCAATCCTTTTTTCCATGCCATGAAATGAATAGCATGAACATATTTAATATTGGCGTCCGGACGGAAGAACAGATTTAATGATTGTGCTTGGTCGATATACATTTGTCTATCTGCGGCCAAGTCAATAACCCAACGTTGGTCAATTTCCATTGATGTTTTGAATACTGCCTTTTGGTCATCAGACAAAATATCTAGGTGTTGAACTGAACCATCATTAGCAATAATAGAAGACCAAACTTCATTATATTTGTCAGTGTCGGTAACCAACTCTTTAAGAATTTTATCCAACCAACGATTCTTGTTTAAAAAAGAACCCGATAAAGTGTCTTGACGATAAGCATTAGCACGATAAGGCTCAATACTAGGGGAGGTATTACCCATAATAATAGAAGAAGAAGCATTGGGGGCAATAGCCATAACATGACTAAAGCGGCGGCCAGTGCCTTTAGCATCAGGCGCTTCACCACGTTCAGAACCGAGAGCAAGGTTTGCATTGTCTAGTCCTTCTCTAATGCTTTTGAAGATTCTATTGTTAGCAACTTTTGCCATCACACCTTCGAATGCAATTCCGTTCTTTTGTAGATATGCATGAAAACCGAGGGCACCAACACCAATAGAGCGTTCCAACATAGCAGAATATCTCGCTCTTTGTACGACACTAGGAGCATTATCAATGAAATACTGTAGGACGTTATCAAGCATCTCCGCAACGTCCCGAAGAAAAAGTGGCTCATTCTTCCAATCATCATAAGTCTCCAAATTCAAAGATGACAAACAACATACAGCGGTACGTTCTTTGTTTGTTGGCAAAATGATTTCAGAACACAAGTTTGATTGGTGTACTTTCAAACCTTTTTCTTTCAACCATTCTGGCAATTCACGATTGCTAGTATCAATATAGTGAATGTATGGTTCACCAGTATGCATACGCAATTCTAGAATCTGTTGCCACAAAGATTTTGCAGAAACGGTTTCACGAATTTCTTTTGAGTATGGATCAATTAAGTTCCATGAATCATCGGCGTTAGGATCCAACATACACTTTTCAATGATGGTCATAAAGTCATCTGTGATATTGATGCCATGGTGTAAGTTCAAGCAACGAACATTTGGGTCGCCTGTTGGTTTACGCATTTCTAGGAAAGGAATGATGTCAGGATGAGTAATATCAAGATAAGCGGCGTAAGAGCCACGGCGAGTGCGCCCTTGACGATACGCCAAAGAAGAAGCATCATATATTTTAAGATGCGGCATAACGCCTGTAGACTTATCATCGGCAGACCTAATACCAAAACCAATACCAACACCGCCGCCG